GATTGGGAGTCGCGGCGGGGGTGCCGTAGACTCTCGGGCGCTGGGTTCGCCCGGCGCGCTGCCCTAGCTCAGTCGGTAGAGCAATTCACTCGTAATGAATAGGTCGGGGGTTCGATTCCCCCGGGCAGCTCCCACCCCCATCGGGGCCACCACCTTGCGTGGAGTCGGTCCCGTCCTTGATCCATTCGTACGGCAGGCCGGTTCGTAGCGCCCACGCAATGAGCTGGGGACGCTTGGGCTCACTCTTTCCGTTCAGCCAGGCGCTGACGGTATTCCGATGGACCTCTAGATAGTCGGCCATCTCCAACTTGGTCATGCGCGCCATCCGCAGGGACTTGGCCAGCCTGTCGGCCATGTCCCACACGGGTACGGGCGCGTAATCCGTGCTGATAGTCATGCAACAACTTTCGCACAAAACCCAGACCATCGCAAGAATTAATGCACATCAGACACCTGAGGTGCAAAGACGCGCCAATTGTGCAAATGCTATTGCAGAAGTTACACGCTTGTGCTTATGCTTCTGCACATGCAAACGCACAATCTGAGTGCAGATGACGAGATTGTCGCCGCCGAAGCGTGCCGGATCCTGGACCGCGACCGCGCGACGCTCCTGCGCTGGGTCGCGGCCGACAAGGTAAAGGCAACGCGCAAGCTGCCCGGCGTTACCGGGGCCTTCCTTTTCCGTCGCGGTGACATCGAGGCGTTGCGCGACGAAATGGCGGACGCGTCGTGAGCGCCGTCGAGCTGTTCACCTACGCCAACGCACACAACCTGCGGGTCGTGCGCGATCTCGATGGCGATGCCCTCGTGGTGCTCGCAGACCTGTGCCGGGCGCTCAACATCCGAAATGGTCGCGACGTAGCCACCCGCCTCGCCGACGACCAGAAGGGTGTCGTCCAGATCGACACCCCCGGCGGTGCGCAGCAGATGACCGTGGTCAACGAATCCGGCCTCTATGAGGTGATCATCCGCTCGGACAAGCCCGAGGCCGGGAAGTTCCGGCGTTGGATCACTTCCGAGGTTCTGCCCGCGATCCGGAAGGCCGGCACATACAGCCACTACCCCGCTCAGCCGCGTGAGCTGCCATCCAAGCGTGAGCTTGCCCAGATGGTCATCGACGCCGAGGACCGCGCCGACGCCGAGAGTCGGGCCCGCATCGAGGCCGAAAGTCGCGCCAAGGAACTTACCGCCGCCCGCGTGGTGGATGCGCCCAAGGTCGCATACGTCGATGCGTTCGTAACCGACACCGACCTGCTCTCGTTTTCCACGGTCGCCTCAACATGCCGGATCACCGAAAAGCGGCTACGCGCGTTGTTGATTGAGCGCGGCTGGATCTACGTGCAGACCGACAGCCGGTGGTCCGAGTCGGCGGGCAAGAAGGTCGAGCGCCGCCGCTACTCCGAGAAGGCCGACAAGAAGAGCTACTTCCGACGCGTCGAGACCCATGACGCGCCGCGATTCCGCGCGTCCGAAGTGATGCACACCCTCAAGATCACAGCCACTGGCGCTCAGGCAATCGCTCGCCTGGTCACCAATTCCACCTGAAATCCGCTCCACCACAACTGAATAAGTAAAGACGCTGGCGGTCACGTCGCCAAACAGAAACCGCCAGCGTCCCCTTCAACCAATCCTACTGAGAGGAATTGGCATGTCCCAACATATCCCGACGAGGCCGAACGGGCGCCGTCGATCCCGGATGAGCTGCTACGACAAGGTCACCGTGGCCCTGACGGCTATCGCCGTGCTGGCCGCGATGCTGCTGGCCAGCCCACCATCGCACGCCGATCCGGTGACCGATGACTTCGTGGCCACGAGCGGCTGGCGGGTATGCAACGAGCTGGACGCGCAGCCCAATTTCGGGGGTATCCGGTACTCATACCGGGCGCTCTCCGCGCGCGGCTACAGCCTCGATCAGTCCTCGCAGATCATCGTCGGCTCGGTCGCGGGCTGGTGCAAACGCCATGCGCCACTGCTCAAGTCCTACATCAACACTTACGCTTCGCCGCTGCAGAGCCAGGGGCGGGCAGCATGACCATCGCCTCACCAAACGTCCTGCAACTCAACAAGGTGGTCGACAAGGTGACCGCCGTCATGGATGCGCTCACGGAGACCGCCGAGGACACAGGGGTTTACGTCAGCGACTTCGAACTAGATCACCTCGAACGCGCTCTGTCGGAATTCTTCACCGATCGCGACAACCGCGACGAGCACAGTGACGCACTCAAGGCGGGTGCGTGATGACGAACAACCCGTACCCACCCGACTCGGTGGACAACCACCCTGACGGATATGCCGAGGACGACGGCACCATGCCTGAGAACGTCGCGGAGCTGGCCAAGTGCGTCGTTGGTCGGCGAATCATCAAGGCCGACAAAGGCCAAACGGTCAACCTCGGCCCGTATGACGGCAAGCGTAACTGCTACAGCGAGTCGCTTACCGGGCTCGTGCTGACCCTCGATAGCGGGGTGCAGGTGGTCATCGCCGACACCTGGGATTGCTGCGCGAGCACCACCGTGGAGAAGTTCCTCCTGCACCCCGAGCGTGTGGACCACATCGTCACCGGGGTTGCCAGCACGGACGGTTTTACCAAGTGGCATATCTTCGCCGACTTCGGTGACGTGATGGAGCTGGAGGTCGATTGGTCTGCGGGCAACGCGTTCTACTACGGCTACGGGTTCGATATCGCAGTTGGTCCGCTGGAGGGCGAGATCGTCTCTGAGACAGTCGCGCTCCCTTCCGCTCGCCGCGAGCTGGAGGCGGGCAGGTGAGCGTCATGCAGATCGATGTTGACGAGAGCTACGAGACGAACATGCGCGTCCTCAAGGGCGTGTTGTACCGCCTCGTCGAGGCCGTGCGCGATACGGACCCGCGTCAGGTGCACAGCGAGCTCGTCTCAATGTGGTTGCGCCACCCCGTCAAGGCTGCGCAACTGATGATGGCGCTGGCCATCGGATTCGACCCGGACACCGTGACAACCAACCTGCTCGACGAGCGCGCCGAGGAAATCGCGGGGGTGGCAGCGTGAACAACAGCGCCGCCGAAATCCCCACCGCTGACGGTGTATACAGCGGCATTCCCGATGAGGTCTACCACGGCGACCGCACCAGCCTGTCATCGTCGGGCGCCCGCGCGCTGTTGGCCCCGTCCTCCCCGGAGATCTTCCACCACCAGCGCCAGCAGCCACCAGAACCTAAGCCGCAATACGACTTCGGGCATGTGGCCCACAAGTTCGTGCTGGGTGAAGGTGCCGAGATTTTCGAGCTGGATCCGGCCGTTCATGGGCTGAATAAGGACGGCACCCCATCTAAGTCGCCCACGTCTACGGCCATGTGGCAGCAGGCGGCCGCGCAAGCACGCGAGCTCGGCCAGATCCCGATGCATATCGCCGAGGTCGCCAAGGCCAAGGCGATGGCCGCCAGGGTCCGTGAGCATCCGCTCGCCGGGCCGCTGCTCTCCGATGGGACACCGGAGCTGTCCGGGTATTGGCACGACCCCAAGACCGGTATTCGTCTGCGGTTCCGGCCCGACTGGCTGCCCAATCCCGGCCGGGGGCGGCTGATCGTGGTCGATTACAAGACCAGCACCAGCGCTTACCCGGGGCACTTCGCCAAGGCCGCGGCCGAATACGGATATCACCAGCAAGCGCCGTGGTACCTCGACGGGCTGGCCGCGTGCGAGATCGCCGATGACGCTGCGTTCCTGTTCGTCGTGCAATCCAAGACGGCGCCCTACCCGGTGACCGTGATGGAGCTCGACCCGGAGGACATCGAGCTTGGCCGGCGCCGCAACCGCAAGGCGATCAACCTCTACGCCCAATGCACCGCCGCGGACCACTGGCCGGACTACGGCCAGTGCGTGCATTCGGTTTCTCTGCCCAGTTATGCCCGCTACCAGCAAGAAGGAGACCTTGATCAATGACCGTCACCCCGTACCAGCCAGTGGGCGCCGCACCCCGCACGGCAGTCAGCCAGGCCACATCGGTCGAGCAGTCACGTGCCGTCGCCGAGGTCCAGTCAGCCGTCATTGTGGCCCAACAGATTCCACGTGACTTGCAGCGCGCCGAGGCAGAAATGAGGGACGCGTGCAGCCGGATGGCCATGGCCAAGCAGGCGTTCTATCGCGTCCCCAACCGGGGCACCGGCCCATCTGTGCACCTGCTGCGCGAGCTCGCACGCATCTGGGGCAATACCCAGTACGGCGTCAACGAGCTGGCCCGCAACGACACCAAGGGCGAATCAGAGATCCAATCCTGGGCATGGGACGTGCAGACCAACACCCGGTCAAACCGCACGTTCATCGTCCCGCACGCCCGCATGGCAAAGGGGCGCCGCGAAGAGCTGACCGACCTGGGCGACATCACGAACAACAACAGCAATGCGGGCGCCCGCGCGGTCCGTGAATGCATCTCGGCGATCTTGCCCAAGTGGTTCACCGAACTGGCTCAAGACATCTGCAAAGCCACCCTGGAGAACGGCGAGGGCGAGCCTCTCCCGGCACGCATCGACAAGATGATCGCCGCCTTCCGCGCCATCAACATCACCGAGGCGCAGATGGAAACCAAACTCGGCAAGAAGCGCGGGGCCTGGGACGCGGGCGATGTCGCACAGATGGGCATCACCTACACGTCCATCACCCGTGACGGTTTCGACAAGGCCGAGATGTTCCCACCGGTCGCCGGGGTGAGCGCCGAGGAGATCAAGGCCAAGGCCGCCGAGACGCCGCAGGCAGAACCAGCGCCGGAACCGGAACCGGACGGACCGGACGAACCGGCACCAGCAGAAGCACCCGGCGAGTACAACTCACGCGGCGAGTTCCGGGCCACCAAGAAGGCGATCGGCACCATCCGTGGACTACTCGGTAATGCGGGCTATTCCCTGCGCGGCGCTGAGGCAACCGCCAAGACACTCGCACACGTGGCCACGGTCATCGGCCGCGAAATCACCGACATCAACGACCTATCCGAGGCCGAGGCCGAAGTAGTCACCGACGTTCTTAACCAATCAGCAGCACTGCCCACCACCACAGAAGGGAATGAATAACCATGTCCGACAACGAAACCAGCGAAGCAAAGGCGAGCACTGAAGTTGGCCCCGGTGAGGTCACCGACTTCATTGTCGTGCTCACCGCCCACGACAAGGGCCGCGCCCAGCTCAAGGCCTCCAAGCTGCTCGCCCAGTGCGTCGAGGCCGCGCACGTGACCGGCAAGAAGGGCGGAACCATCACGATCAAGGCGACCGTGACCGCGCTCGAATCCGGCGCCGTCGGAATCGAAATCGATGTTGACGGCAAGCCGGTCGAAGAGTCCGTCAAGTCCATCTGGTTTGACGACGGCGACGGCCACCTGTCCCGGGACAACGCCGCTATGTACTACGGCCTCAGCAAGTAACCCACCACCACCGAAGGAGAAATACCCATGTCCGACAAGACTCTTGAACTTCCCGACCACACGATTCAGCTCGTACCGACCGAGACAATCAACGGCGACGGCCCGGTCTACCTGGCCACCGTCAACGGCGAGAACGGTCTGGAAAACCAGATCATCGACGTGCGCGACAGAGCGCCACAGGCCTTCCCGCCGCGCGCCCCCGAGCGTCGCACCGTCACCGACACCGCCTCATTCCTGGCCGAGGTCACCCGTCGGCCGCTGCTCGACGGACGTTCGACCGTGTGGGGCAATCGCGACAAAGGCCAAGTCAGCATCATCTACAACGAGCTCGGATCGGACGCCACCGTCGACTACACCCGCCGCAACGACGTGCTTGCCCTGCAGTTCGTCGCCGACCCCGACTGGGCCACCCTGTTCAACGCCGCCGACGGCAGATTCCACACCCAACTGGAATTCGGCGACCTGATCGAGCAGGCCGGGCATCTGATCACCAGCCACCCCGCAGCCGAGATCGTGGAGATCGCCGACAGCGTCCGAGCATCAAGCAAGGGGGCATTCGAGTCGACCATCAAACGCGCCACCGGCAGTGTGAACCTGACCTACAGCGAAGAGGTCAAGGCCTCTGCGGGCACCGCGACCCGGCGGCTCGAGGTACCTCGCGAAATCACGCTGGCGGCGCGACCATTCGAGGACTACCCGCTGATCGAGATTCGGTGCTGGCTGCGCCTGAATATCTCGCAGGGGCAACTGGGGCTCGGCCTCTTCCCGCAGCCGTACCTGCACCTGGTGCGCGATGCGTGGACGCAGAAGACTGGCGAGCTCGCCGAAGCCCTCGGGGTGCCCGTGTATGCCGCGAACCTCGGAAAGTAGGGGAAACAACGATGCCAGTATCGATGTGGTTCTCCCTGATCTCCGTGGTCACCACGGTGATCGCCGTGATTGTCGCGCTGTTCCTGCGAGGCGACGAGCGGGCGGTGTCCTTTGTCGTCGCCGCGATTGCCGGATTCGTCGGTCTGATCTTCCTCGTGTTCGCCTCGACCACCGTTGTTGGCACTCGCCAGATCGGTATCGAAACGACGTTCAGCCGGCCGACCGGATCCACGCTGTCCAACGGCCTACACCTCAAGGCTCCGTGGGCGCAGGTGACCGAGATGGACGGCGCCGTACAGATCGACCAACACAAGGGCGACAGCCGAATCAAGGTGCGCCTGGGCAATAGCTCCACCGCTGATGCCGATGTGTCGGTGCGCTGGCAGATCAAGCAGGACGCGACGCCCGAGTTGTTCGTGCAGTACAAGACGTTCGACAACGTGCGCGCCAACCTGGTCACCCGCAATCTGCAGGTGGCACTCAATGAGGTGTTCGCGTCGTTCGATCCGCTGGCGCCCCAGAACCTCGACCGCTCGCCGCTGCCCGAGCTCTCAGAGAAAGCGAAGGTCATCCTGGCGGCCAAGGTGGGCGATCAAGTCGACATCCTCGACGTGGCTGTGCCGACCATCGATTACGACGACGGCACCGAGCAGAAGATCAACCAGCTCAACCAGGAGCGGGCAGCGACAGCCGTTGCCGAGCAGGCAAAGAGGACTGCCGTCGAGCAGGCCAAGGCCAACGGTGAGCTGGCCGGGTCGGTCTCACATGACCCCAACGTCCTGGTCTCCAAGTGCCTGGACATCGCCCGCGAGAAGGGCCTGGCCCTGCTGTGCTGGCCCACCCCCGTCATGCCCACCATCCCCGCCAAGTAGAGGAGACACCGATGTCCCGCAACCTCATCGTCGTAGACCTGGAAACCACCGGCCTCGGTCCGCAGTGCGCGCCGATCGAGGTTGCGGCCATCAACGTCGACACCGGCGAAGTACTCGAATTCGTGCCCTACATCGACCTGACCAAGGTCGATGTCGAGCCACAGGCGTTCGCGATAAACCGCTACTTCGAACGTGGCGTATTCCACAAGATGCTCAACCCCGACGACACCGACGCCATGTGGGCCAAGCTCGCACGCTTGCTGCGCGACAACACCTTCGCCGGGTCGAACCCGAGATTCGACGCAGCTCTGGTCACACGCGAGATCGCCAAACCGACCTGGCACCACCGTCTCGCAGATCTCGCGGCCTATGCAGCTCCGGCACTCGGGCGTGACCCGTCCGAGCTGCCGGGACTGCACGACGTGCTCACCGCACTCAACGTCGAGAACCGCTGCCCACATTCGGCACTCGGAGACGCAGAGGCCACCGCCAAGGCGTTCGTGAAGCTGCGCGAGCGCTACGCCGATCTGCGCCTGATCCAGAGGCCCACACGGTGAGCGCCCCAACTCTGCCCCGCTACATCGACGCCGCCCCTGTGTGTGAGCACCTGCTCAAGCTGCAGGCGATCGGCTGGACCATCAACGGAATCGCGGCCGCCAATGGCAGCCCCGGAAAGCTGGTCACCACGTTGCGCCAGATCCTTCGCGGCCAACAGCGGACGTGTGCCCCGGCCACACGCGACCTCGTGATGTGGATGGACCCCAAGTTGCCGCCGGAGACCGGGAAACCTTTCGCGCGCCGATGGTCCGAGTACCGGTTCATCGGCGTACCCGATCACGAGGCCGCCCGCCGCATGGGCATCACCTACAACTCCATGGCTGACATGCTGCTCCGCAACGGATTTAGCCGTTCAGAACTCCTAGTTGAGCTGGCCCGCGAGGAACGCGAGAAGGCGAAGGCCGCCGCATGATGATGCTCCGCCAACCGCCGTGCCAGATGGGCGTCACCGGCTACTGCCTGCATGGCCGTCACGGCGAGTGCCCGTACCGGCCCGGTGGGAGCTTGCAGGACGGCATCGTGCTCAACGAGTGCACCGTCACATTCCCCGGAACCCGCAAGGACTACGGCGACATGCACGCCGCCCACAACGCCGACGGGCGAACTGTGCAGGTTGTCAAGCCATCTCACCGGTACCGCTGCCCATGTGAATGCCACCGCGCATTACCAGTCGGTCAACTGGAACTGTTTGGAGTCAGCGCATGATCACGCCCTACTACCAGGATGATTCGGTCACGCTGCACCACGGCGATTGCCTCGACGTGCTCCGTGAGCTGCCTGACAACAGCGTGGACGCCGTGGTGACTGATCCGCCCTACGGAATCCGCTTCATGGGCAAGGCGTGGGACGGCGCCGACATTGAGGAGCGCACGGCCCGCGGGCGCGAAACGAACCCGATGCCCGCTGGCGTCGGTGGCCCGCAGGGTGGATATCGGTCCCGCGCTGCGGAGGCAGGCCGTTATGACTTATCGGCCAATGCTGCGTTCGGTGAATGGTGCCGGCTCTGGGCGTCCGAGTGCCTGCGCGTCCTCAAGCCCGGCGGCCACCTACTGGCGTTCGGTGGTTCGCGCACCTGGCATCGTCTAGCCGCCGGGATCGAGGACGCGGGTTTCGAGATCCGCGACAGCATCGCATGGCTTTACTCGCAAGGGTTCCCGAAGTCGTTGGACGTGTCCCAGGCGATCGACAAGGCTACGGGTGCCGGGCGTGAGGTGATTGGTCGCGTCAAGGGCGGCGCATCATCACACACGGTGTCATTGGGTGAGTATCGCGCCGAGTACAACGCCACAACCCCTGCGACCGACGCCGCTATGCGCTGGCAGGGATGGGGTACCGCGCTCAAGCCCTCATTTGAGCCAATCGTCGCCGCACGGAAACCGCTGACGGGCACGGTCGCCCAGAACGTACTCGACCACGGCATCGGGGCGCTGAACATCGACGCGTGCCGGGTAGGTGCGGATGGCGGAGCACGACGCAGTCCTAGCGATCTTGGTGTTCATGGTCGCCCGAATGGTGTGCTCGGCAAGGGCCTTGACCTCGCTAACGCAGCGCCCCGAATTGATGGCCTAGGTCGCTGGCCAACCAATGTCGTCCTCGACGAGCACCAGGCCGCAGCACTGGACCAGCAGAGCGGCAACCTGAAGTCCGGCACGATGCGCGCTGGCACGGACCGCCAGCCTCGAGCGGGCGGAACGATCTACGGCGCTGATACGCGGAACTTCACGCCCGCGGACACCTACGGCGACAGCGGCGGCGCTTCCCGGTTCTTCCCGGTGTTCCGATACGAGGCCAAAGCGCCAACGTCTGAGCGCCCCAACGCCGATGGTGTCCAGCATCCGACCGTTAAGCCTCTGGACCTGATGCGGTGGCTGGTGCGGCTCGTGACCCCGGTGGGCGCCGTCGTCCTTGAACCATTCGCCGGATCGGGAACGACCGCCGAGGCGTGCGTCCTCGAAGACCGGCGCTGCATCGCCATCGAACGCGAGGCCGATTACCTGCCGCTAATCGTGTCCCGGCTGCGGAAACCAGTACAGCAGGGGCTGTTCGGATTGGAGGCCGGAGCATGACCACCACCCGTGCATGGTTCCGGTTCATCTGCATGCGGTGTGCCTGCGAATTCCAGACCGACCGCATCACCCGAGAGTGCTTCAAGTGCCGGAAGGCCCAGCGAGATGCATTCCCGTACGCAGCTATTGAGGTAGGGGAGGCAAGCGGAGTATGAGTACTCACATCTCAATGACCGACTTCTTTTGCGGTGCTGGCGGTTCGAGCACTGGAGCCATTCAGGTTCCGGGTGTGTCCGTCCGGGCAGCCGCCAACCACTGGCAGCTGGCAGTGGAAACACACAACGAGAACCATCCCGACGCGGACCACTACTGCGCGGATCTGTCGCAGATCCACCCCAAGTACTTTCCCAAGACGACATTCGGATGGTTCTCTCCTGAATGCACGAACCACTCACAGGCCAAGGGAATCAAGCGGATCGACGCGCAACCCGACCTGTTCGGCGAGTCGCTGCCCGACGAAGCCGCAGAGCGCTCCCGCGCAACCATGTGGGACGTAGTGCGGTTCTCGGAGTATCACCGCTACGAGGTGGTGTTTGTCGAGAACGTCGTCGAGGCGGCGAAGTGGGCGCCGTTCCACGCATGGCTTGCCGCGATGGAAAGCCTCGGCTACAACCACCGGCTCGTGATGCTGAATTCGATGCACGCCCAACTCGGCGGTCTCGGCGCACCGCAGTCCCGGGACCGCCTGTACGTCGTGTTCTGGCGTCGCGCCAACCGAGCCCCCGATCTTGAGCGCGTTGTCCGGCCCCGGGCGCTCTGCCCCGACTGTGGACCGATCAACGCCATGCAGGTGTTCAAGAAGCCCGGCAACACCGTCGGCCGCTACCGGCAGCAGTACATGTACAGGTGCCCGAACGTCAAGTGCCGCAACCAGGTAGTCGAACCCGCCGTGCGCGCCGCCGCCGAGATCATCGACTGGACACTACTCGGCACACGCCTCGGTGACCGGGAGAAGCCGCTCGCCGAGAAAACCATGGCACGCATCCGCGCCGGAATCGACCGCTACTGGGCACCGTTCATTGTCGAACGTCGACACGAATACCGCGTGCGCGGTTTGGACGAACCGTTATCGACCGTCACAGCCAATGAGACCACCAAGGCGCTGGCGATCCCCGTCGAAGGGCGCGAGGGCAAGCAGGCACAACCGGTGTCCGACCCCATGCGCACCATGACGACTCGCAACGAAACCGGGCTGGCATTCATGGCCGAGTTGCGTGGAGGCAGCAGCGATGTCCGTGCTATCTCCGAGCCGCTCGCGACCGTCACAGCCTCAGGATTCCACCACGGCCTCGTGACCACCTACTACGGCAAGGGCGGCACCAAGCCCGTCGGGGAACCGCTATCAACAGTGACCGCCGTGGAACACCACGCGCTGCTCATGCGCAACAACACCCCGCGCGGCAACCCAGCCCAGATGGTCACCCCGGTGGCCGAGCCAATGCGGACCCTGACCACCGAAGGGCACCAATCACTGCTGGCCGCCGAGCGGCCAACCTTCGACCTCGACGACGTGAGATTCCGAATGCTGGAACCACGGGAACTCAAGCGCTCCATGGATTTCCCTGCTGATTATGTGATCAAGGGCAACCGCCGCGAGCAGGCACGCCAAGCAGGTAACGCTGTTACTCCACCCTCCTCGCGGGATCTGATCACGGTTGGTGTGGAGAGCCTGACGTGACCGCCGAATTCACCACCGAGGCCATGGACATCATGTGGCAGCGCTGTGGGTGGGTGTGTGAGGTGCAGTGGCCGAACGTATGCCAGACCGGCGACGAGGTGACGCTCGCGCTGCAGGCCCATCACTGGCGACCGCGCGGGATGGGTGGCACGAAGCGTCACGCGTCGCGGTTGGCCGGTAACGGGTTGATGGCGTGCCCGTGTTGTCACAACTTCCTGGAGACCGGGGAACGCGGCCAAGCCAGAACGCACGGGTTCATCGTCGCCCAGGCGGCCGATCCCACGACGGTGAAGGTGTTCTACCGGCACGAGCGGAATGTGTTGTTGGACAACGACGGCAGCGTGGTGGCGGCATGAGCAAGCACATATGCCCAGTCTGCTGGCAGCGGGCCGTGCGCACCCACGGCGACGACATCTGGGCCCACCTCGACACCGTGGGCCGCCGATGCGAGGGCGGTGGCCAGCCGTTCCGAATCACCCTGATCATCCCGTCGGCGGGAACGTCTCTGCAACACAGGGTCGAGGCGCTACGCGACAGGATCGAAGCACGGAAGGCGTTGGCAGCGTGAAGGGATACCCACTCGACGATGCCGCGTTCCTCGCCGAGGTGGCGTGGCTGCGCACATTCAACATGAACGATCACGCGGTCGCGCGGAGGCTGGGGATGAGCGTGAACACGCTCCAAAAGCGTTACAGCCGAGCCAGAGCCGAAGGTCTGGTGGTGCCGCGATGACCGCATCCGTCGAGATCCCCGAGCCGATCTACACGTTCTACGCGCGGCGACGCGGGAAGTGCGACGGCGGCTGTGGAATCCAGATCCAGATAGGCGATCTCGTCACCAGGCGACGCGATGAATTCCGATGCAACACATGCGCAGAAAGGTGGAAATGATGACGGTCTTCGCGTACGGCTACGACGAGTATGGCACGGGCGGCGGGTCTGGGCGATACACCCCATCGGTGGGTTACCGATACGGGTACACAGTCGCTGAGAGCAAGCCAAGGTACCTCGGTGAGCGCGGTAGGCGCGAAGACGCGGCCTCGGAGGCGCGGCGGACGGCCAAGGAGGTTGCCGCCAGGCTCAAGGAACTAGGCGCACCCTCGGCCGTGTCCTGGTGGATCCAGAAGCAAACAAGCCAGAACACAACCACATTCGAGGAGCCCTTCATCGAGGCGGTCGAGACTCAGTGAGCGAGATCGAGAAGTACACCGGCCCCTATGACCTCAACGTCGCCATACGTGCCGCCGAGGCCAAGGCCCGCGAGTTCTGGGCGCTGTACGGGGTGGCGACGTTGAGCCTGCCGAAGTTCAGTTACATCGACGGCGAGACAGGCTGCCCCGTATGGGCGTTCGACAACGTGGTGAAAGCCGAGCGTGGCGGTTACGTCTACGACTCACACGGTGATCCGATGACCCCTTTCGAGGCCCGCGAGCTCGCTGCTGCGCTGCTGGCTGGCGCTCTCTTTGCCGAGGGTGTGCGGGTGAACCATGCGTGAGCCGATCCGGGTGCTGTTCACCTCCGATGAATGCCGCGAGCTCGGCCGCTGCGAACACTGCGGCTGGCACAAACGCCGGCAAGGCCACCACCCCAACTGCCAACGCCCACGACCGAGACCGCAGAGACGAAACAGGAAGGGAGTGCGTGCCTGATGCGTATCCGTTCAATCAAGCCGGAGTTCTGGCGCTCACAGGACATCAGCGCCATCGAGGACTGGGCAACGCGGCTGCTGTTCATCGGGCTGTGGTCGTACGTCGACGACAACGGGGTCGGTGTCGACCGGGTATCGGTGATCGCAGCAGACCTGTTCGCCGACGATTTGGAGCGAGATCCTAGCGAGACGTTCGCGAAGGTGTCGCGAGGATTGCGGCAACTTGCCGAAGGGTTACGCATCGTCCGGTACGAGGTTGACGGGCGCGCATTCCTGTTCATCAGCGGGTGGGCAGACCATCAACGCATCGATCACCCGAATGCACCCCGGTATCCGCTACCCGATGGCACGATTGCCCGTCCTACCAGTGAAAAGCCCTCCAATTCGCGAGGTTCCACGAAACCCTCGCGAAAGTCTCGCGAGACCCTAGCGCCTGGAACAGAGGAACAGGGGAACAGAGGAACAGGACAGAAGAGAGAGAACCCGCGCGACCACGCCGTCGACCTGTTCGCACCGGCCGCGCCGATTGCGCCACCACTCTCGGTGATCCCCGACAGCTGGCAGCCGAACCTGACGCATCGCGCCAAGGCGAAAGCGCTCGGCCTCAAGGATCTTGACGCGGCTGCCGATGCGTTCCGGAACCACGCCCTGACGCAGGGCCGGGTGGTGGCCAACTGGGATGCCGCGTTCGCCTCCTGGCTTGCTTCGCCGAGGACAGTCAAAGCCGAGCAGCAGCGCGTGGCCGCGACCGGGCCCGCTCAATCGACTTCCGATCTGCGCGTAGCCCAGGCCCAAGCCCTCAAGTCGAACAACGGCCGATTGGAGCTGGAATGACTCGCGACGAGGTGATCGACGTGCTGACCGCCGTCGTGGCCGCCGACCGGCGCACGGTGGGCAAGTCCGATGTCGACGTGTGGCAGGCCGTGATCGGTGAGCTGCCGGTCGAGATGGCCATCGACGCGGTACGCGACCACCTGCGCGAGCGTCCCGACGTGTGGATGCAGCCCGGCCACATCTACGAGCGCGTCAAGGCCAAGCGCCGCGACCAGCTCGCACGCGAAAGTACCGACGATCGCCGAGCCCGTGAGGACGGCCGAGACGCCGCGCTGGAGGCACGCAACCGTGAGCGCCTCGGCGAGCTCATCGAAGCCGTGGGTAAGCCGGTTCGCCAATTCACCCGACCCAGTGAGGGATCCGGCCGGGCGCGCGAGCTCACCATCACGTGCCCATGGGTGTCCTGCCGCGCCAAGCCGGGCCACGTCTGCGTCAACCACGACGGGAAGCCGCTCAAGGACGGCGCGTTCCACCCCTCGCGGTCCGAGGCTGTAGCGCTCGAAAACCGGCCCGCCGCGACCAGATAGTCACCGACCCCCCGAATACCCGCCAGCGTCCACCACGGCCCCAGGAATCGATACGCGAATGGAGACACGATGACCGAGAAAGAGAGCCCCGAGTGGTTCACCTGTCCGGGGTTGGAAGAGGGCGGGCGCGTGGCCATCCAGCTCGGCGACGGCACGCTGGCCGAGGGCTACTGGTACGACGGCGCAATACACGACGAGCCGCGCGAGCCCGAGGCAGAGCTCCCGGACCAGGCGCACAACCCTCATTACTGGCCGTTCCGTGAGGGATTCAGCGAGCCGTCGCTATCGCCCTACACGCTCGCGTCCGTACCCGCGTCCAGAGATCCATTGCGCCGAACGATTCGACTCGACCCCCCGTTCTGGCCGAATCGGCCGCCTGCGCCCTGGCGTATCCGCAAGTCCGATGGCTTCTGGCATATCGAGAAGCGGCTCACCGACGGCTGGGAGACGCACCGGTACTGCGCCACGGGCCCCGACGCGTTCACGACGTTCTCGACTAGTGGTGCGCGATGAGGGATCGCACAATCACTTGGCGCACGAACGGCATTCGGCACACCATCACACTCCCCGATGTCGAGGCGCGAGGGGTTACGGCGCTGGGCTGCTGGGTCAAGCGCTCACCCATTCCCGGCACCCGACGATGGGAGTGGGTCATCACGAACATGCCCGTGACCGCCGTAACCGGCATGAGCTCCGGATACACCCGCACGCGATGGGGCGCCCGCCGCGCCGCGCGTCGCGCGCTCCGATTCTGGGGGTCGTACGGGTACCCGATCAACCGGGATGGGTCTGCATGAAGCGCATGCGTCACGGCGACGCTGACCGCATGGCGCAGATATGCGAACACCTCGGTATGCAGCTGCAGCCGTGGCAGCGCCGGTGTCTCGCCCAGATCGAGCAGCACGACATCGATATCCAATTCGCCGAGATGGTAAGGGGATTCAACCGTTGACCAAGTGCAAACGTTGTGAACGCGCAACCGATCTGTTCGTGTGCAAGGCATGCGTATCGGAGCTACGCAAGCGGCTTGCCGACCTGCCGTGGTGGCTAGACAGGCTCACGGAAACCGCTGTAGGACAGGCGAACCTGGGCGATGGTGCGCGCAAGGGTGAGCGCCGGGACGTGCTACACGGCGACGACAGCCTCGTGAGCCACGTCGAGCCGTTCCCGCGCGACAAGGACGCCACCCCGACGCCGAGGGACCACCGGGACCGGCACCAGGCCGCGCTGTGGCACGCACTGGCGCTCGGCCGGGTCAACGGTCGCGCGAGTGACGAGCTGGACCGGATCGGCAACGCGCTGTCGACGACCATCCGCGACATGTGCGAGACGCGCGGCCTGGACGTGCCGGAGTTCCGTACCCGGCCAAGGCCCTTGTCTGTCAATGAATTAGAGAGCATGGCACCGGCCGTCCAGCCTGCTCTTGATGCCTCGGTGTCGTCGCGGTCGGGCATCTGCGCGCGATGCTTCGTAACGCTGCCAACGTCGGCGAACGGGGCCTTGTGTGACGACTGCGACGGCGCTCCGGAGCGCCGCACGCCTGTCGCGGTCCCATCGGGGAATCTGCGGGTGACGTACGCCGGACGGCGCTATGAGGACACGCGCTCGGTCACGACAACTACGCGGATGGCCAAGTGGCTGCACAACCATGCCGGGGATGTGGCTCTGCAGGTGAACGGTGCCGAGATCTGCGATGAGATCGAGCACGTGTTCCGATCCGCCATGCGGGTAGTCAACCGCCCGCCGGAGCCAATGACCATCGGACCGTGCATCACTGACCCCGCTCCGGATGCGGTTCTCAAGGATCGGGTAGCTAAGGGTGACAACACAACCCGATGCGGCTACGCGCTCACTGCGCCGAGTCACAGCGGCTCGATTATGTGCCCGCAGTGCGAGACCGCGCACCTGGTCGACGATGTGCTGGCGCGCAACCTCGGGGAGCTGGACGACCGCAATGCGACCGTGCGCGAGCTCGTCGACGTGGTGCTCCCACGCCTTGATGAGCATGTACCGCAGTCGACGATCGAGCGGTGGATCCGGCGCGGATGGGTTCCGTTGCGCGGCCGGGATGTTCAGGGGCACCAGATGGTTCGCATTGGGGACGTTCGCGCGGTGCGGGCGGAGCGACCACGGAACGCCAGGGGGCACGGGTAGAGGCGGGGCAAACCGGACCGGTTGTCGCGGAGGAGGGTTAGGGTCTAACCATGACTCAAGATGAGTCGCCAGCACCGGATTCTGGCGATGCGGCATCGGATGAGATTTCGTCGCGACTGACCAAACTGGAGGAAGCCGCGGAGGCGACCGAAGGCAAGTTCAAAGATGTTTGGATCAGCTTTGCGATGGTCGCGGGCGGAATTGTCGTGGCGCTCGGTCTCTACGCACTCGCGGACAGTCAGGATCCGCCGTACTCCCCGGCCTCACCTGCCGACGACACTGTGGAAATGCTGCTCAAGAGTGGCCCACACTGCTACGGAAGCATCCCGGAAGCCGCCGCTGCACGGCAACGCGCGCTATCGGCGGCTGACCGGATCGTTTGGGATAACGATCACCGGCCTAAGCAGGATGAAGTCACCACGCAAATGTGGGGTAGCCCGCCACCGACGCCCGTCCCGCGTATCTCCGCTGTTAAAGCCGGAGAAGGGGGCAAGCAGTGCTTCGATATCGACCGGTCCTCAGGTTTGCTATCTAAGTAGCCCCGTCGGGTCGCCGCAGTGTAGTGGCGGATACATGTACTGATTAGTACGCGGTGGTACGTAAAGTGCACGCACTGTTGCGTACACGGCATGTACGAATACGGACATTGGTACATGTACCGCGCTACAGTGGGTCCGGTTGATGAGTACTCGTCAATTTGTGGATATTCACCGTGAATATTTCTAATCCACAGAGACCGGTACCGGAATCCATCGGACAATGGAAACCGGTCCGGCCCCTGGGCTGGCGCGCTAGCGCCAGAGGTGGAATGCAATCTCGGCGACGATCCGCGCGGCGAGCTGGACAACGAACGAGGCTACGTACTCCGTCCAGCCGCCGCGTTTCCTATTCGGCGTCGGCATGCATCACCCCCCTCCTCAACCAGGATTATCGCGGCATTGCCGCCCCTGGAAGCTCAGTGAGGTACCTCGGGAAATGACTCTACGGCCAAGTCCCGATCCTGTGTGGGGGAAAGGTTTCCGCTGGTCGTCGGCGTGTCGCGGGCGTCTCCCGAAGCGGGTCGATTGGTCGGGTATCTCGATCTAGCTGGGTTTTTGCCGCATCGGGCCTTGTCGGACCGTCGGGGTAGAACTAGCCCCATGGACGCGCGCAAGGCCATTGGCGAGATCATCGAGGGCATCCCGAACCTGTTCGGTCTCACACGCAAAGTCAGCATCGGCGCCGAGGGTGAGATCGAGACTGTCGTATACACGCAGGCGCAGGTCGCCGACCTCATCGCCTCGGTGCTGCCAGACGGTCTCAAGCCCAAGGGGTATCTGGTGATCAAGCTGCCCGGCATCCAGACAGACGAGGCCGGCCGCCGCTACGTCGAAGTGCCGATCACCGCGCGACCATGGGCCCCGGGCGAAGTGCGCATCTCACCGCGCGGTAACGAGGTGGCCGTGGCCAACATCCCTCCTGTACTGCCCATGCACGATGTGCCCACGCTGGCGACCGCGCTGCTGGCGGCTCACACCGCATGGCGCCGCGACACGCTAAAACCCAGATCCCCGGCGTGACCAGCGCGTATGGCAAAATGGCGCTCAACATGTCAGTGGGATAATTGTGTCCACTGCATGGAAACCCCGGCCTAGCTGGGGTTTTCGTCGTTTAAGGGTGAGCTAACCCAGCCGTTGCGCGTGCCTGATGGCCTCACGCTGCTTACGCGCTAAAGCCAGCTCCTCGCCGATTGCAACCAACGCCTGGGTCTGCGCTAACTGTATTTGCCATTGCAGAAAATCCCGAACAGCAGGATCGAGCCCATCCAAGCTAGCTCTGGTGTCGTACTTTCCGCAGATTTGGATGGCACCGGCCGCCGCTTCACGCACCCGGTCAAGGTCTTTGTCATTCATGGTGCCGATGCTATGTCGGCGCAGATCCATCGTGTGGGTAACCGAATGATGGCACCCATCCCTTAGCCCAAGGGGGCCACTGATGACTAACCAGCTCTTGGTGGATCTGCTCACCCGCACGTTCGCAGCCGGTGCTCTGCAACATCCGGGTGACGACAACAGCCCCGCCCGTGTGATCCCGATTCCCGGGTTCCGCTCGACCGGCATGCCCGAGGAGCAGGCCCAGGAAATGATCGGTCAAGCCTCGAAACTGTGGGCCGAGGCCCTCGCATCGGCCATCGCCGCCGAGTTCGACACGCTCACGAAAGCCGATGCCGCACAGCTGCGTCAGGACGCCGCAGAAGCCCCGGACGGCACCCGCATCCTCACGCTGTACGACCGCACCGACCACCAGCGCACCACACCCCTATGGGTGCTGACCGTCGGCAAGACCGATGACGTGATGATCGATGCCCGCCAACTACGAAAGTTCCTCGCCCCATGAGCCATATCAAGATCACCGTTGACGGCAAGACCCTGATGGACGCCGACCCCGGCACATGGCGGCACACCCCGCCGGATATCCCGGATTTGCGGCGCCAGAGCGGCGGGCAGCCTTGGGGATTGGCCGTCATGGGCGCTGTCGCGCAGACGGCGACGCTGACACAGATGGGCCGCGACGTTGGCGACACCACGATGACCATCACCACCGGCGCCCAGGGTTGGACGATGGATGTGCAGCACGACGGCGGTGAGCCTTCCGATGTACCGGCCAAGGTGATGCCCACGCCGAGCGCACCGCCCGCCCACGCTGCCGCCGCTGCACCGGACGCCGTACATGCCGAGGCCCGGCCGTAAGGCCAGCACCACCGATCGCGGTCTGGGCTGGAAGCACCAACAGCACGCCGACGCGCTGTTGCGCCGTCACCTCGACGGCACGCTGTGCTGGTGGTGCGCACTACCCATGTTCAAAGCCCCCTTGCTGGAACGCAACTGGGACCGCAAGCAGCTGGCCGCCGATCACAGCCAGGCTCGGGCGTTCGGCGGTCAGCGCGCCGATCGCCTTCTGCACGGCATATGCAACAGCCAGCGCCAAGACGGCCGCCACGACGCCCACAGACCCGCGGCACTCGACGTTCATCCCTCGCAGTGGTCGGTAGCCCTTGCCGCACTAGGCATCACCGCCGCGCCGGTCATCACTACCGACAACCTGGTGATGGACTGGTGACCCTGTACCTGGTGACCGGCCCGCCTGCGGCCGGCAAGTCCACATGGGTGCGACAGCACGCCCGCCATGGCGACATCACCATCGACTACGACGCCATCGCCTCGGTGCTCACGCCCGCGGGCGGCGACCCGCACGACCCACCCCAGCACGTCCGCGCGGTCACCAAGGCCGCACGGCTGGCCGCGATCGACACGGCGCTGACATTGGCAGGGCAGTGCGATGTGTACCTGATCCACTCGATGCCCGGTGAGGGCTTGCTCGCGCGCTACCGATCCGCTGGCGCGCAGGTAATCACCATCGACCCTGGTCAGAGCGTGGTCATGGCCCGATGCAAGGCCGAGCGACCCTGGCGCATGGCCCAAGCAGCAAAGCGTTGGTACGCCGACCAGTCGCACAGCAAACATGTCGACCCTGCCAGCAAACGCGACGGAGGTGTGATGTCGTGGTGATCACCAGCCGATGGACCGAAAACGTCCTGACCTGCACCGATGCATTCACTCGAAAGTACCATAACCGCAGGTCGGGGCCCCTCCCCCCGAAAATATCCGGGCGGGGGGCCTTCCTGACCCCCGCTTCGCCCTCGGCCAGTGGTGCAAGGACGTGCTCAAGATCAACCACCAGCCGCTGTCATTCCAGAAGGGCGGCTACCTCGGATTGCTTGGCGGTGACGCGACATTCAGCTACAACGAGGTCACCTACGACCAGTTCAAGTCGCTGCAATACTGCCTCGATCACAACCCCGACATCAATGACCCGGATCTCGAGCTGTGGTTTTCGGGGTACTCGCAGAGCGCGGATGGGATGGAGGACGCGCTCGAAGTCCTCTTCGGCGATGGCGGTTTCATCCATCCCGGCGACCCGACGCGGACGCCTTCGCCTCCCGGCAAGTACCGGCACCTGCGTGACCGGATCAACGGCGTGGTCCAGTTCGGCAACCCCTCGACACCGGTCACGGGTATTGCCCGCAAGAACCGCCCGGCGTGGCTGGCCAAACTGGTCCGAAACATCAATGCCCGGAATGACTTCTACGCCATCGCGCCAGACAACATCCGCCCGGCGTTCTATGCGATCATCGTGCAGGCCGAGCTGGAGCTGCCGTTCTTTGTGCACGTACTGCGCATCGCCGTACCCATCATCACCGACTGGGCCGCCGCCGCGCTGCCGTTCATCGGCCCTCTGCTCGGAGGGTTCGGCCCAATGGCGCAGCTCGGGCTCGGCATGATCGGCGGGCTGCAGGGGATGGGGCAGAATCCGTTGTTTGGCAACCTCATGGGTCAGGCCGCATCGTCGCGCGATACCAAGGTTGACGGCGATCTGCGACGACTGCTGTCGCCCACTGGAGTCCTGCAGAACATCCCCGGCCTGATCAGCCTTATTGCCGCGCTACCCGGCCTGCAGGCGCACGGGGAGTACCACTTGCCCAAGCCCGAGTTCGGCGGCCGGGACGGCATCGCGGTCGCCTACGACGTGATCGCCGGATTCCGGCGATGACCCTTGGGCCCCCGCGCGAGGAGAGCGCGCAGGGAGTCCGCCCACCGTAAGCCCACCAGCCGAATTCACCGAATCGGTTATCCACAACCCCACATCCGAGAGGACCAGTCATGCAGATAAACATCCCGCCATGGGCCAAGGAGTTCGCGGTTGACGCGGGGGAGCGCGCCGCGAAGACATTCGCAGGCGGATTCATTGTTGGCGCGAACCTGCTTGGTGCGGCCGGTGCTGTAGCGACGGGCCAAGGCACGGTGGCGCTTTCGGAGATCGACTGGGAGCGTGGACTCGACTGCGGCGCCGGGACGCTATTCGTGTCGATCCTGTTCTCGCTGTGGTCGATCAAGCGCGGCAACCCCGGCACCGCGTCCGCGACCAAGGCTGTTGTGCCATCCAGTCTGTTCAAACTGGTGGCGGGTGGCGGCCGGTGAGCCTGCTGAGGGAGATGGTCAACGTCACTGATATCGATTCTCCCAAGGAATTCGCCGCGTTGGCGATGGTGCTGATTTCCCCGATTGCGGCATCGGTCGCAGCAGCTTGGGGGACTGCAACGTTCGCTCATCGCAAGAAGGTCGGCAAGGCACTCGGCGCAATCGCCGACGACACAGGGGCGATTCGAGAACAGACCGAAAACGATCACGACACCAACATGCGAGTCGATCTCGACGAGATACTCAAGGGCATCAGCAGGATTGAGGCACAACAGAATCAACAGGCTCTCGATATCGGTGGCCTGCGCGAGGAAATGCGAACCGAGCGCAAGGAGCGAGGCCAGGCCGACGAACATATCCGTGAGCTGATCGAGCGTTTGCCGAGCTGATACACCCGCTGTCCGAACCGAACCGCCCTCACCCTCACCGGGTGGGGGCGGTTTCGTCGTTTCAGTCCACGCCGAAGATGGCCTTCTGTTCAGGTTTGCCGTAGTCGCGCACGAAATCTAGCGCGCTCCTGCCGTTCTGCGACGGAATGGACGGGTTAGCCCCGGCGTCGAGCAGTAGTTGCAAGCTCTCGGGCACACTCCACGCGGCTTGCACCGCACATCGAAGCGGCGTTTCGCCCCTGGTGTTCTGCGGGTCAACCTGCGCGCCAGCGTCGAGCAGCAGCCGCACCACCTCGGCACTGTCGGCCGCCGCTGCCGCGTGCAGTGGCGCCATTCCCTCATCGTCCACGGCGTTTACGTCGGCGCCGGAGTCGATGAGATTGCGCGAGTTGTTCAGCCGGTAATTGACTTCCCATTCCCGCACTTCGTCTTTGCGCGTTGGATCACGGCGCGCGGCGAGATATTCACGATCATGCGGCAAATCAATAACCGCGTAGTGCAGAGGAGTCCGGCCCGCCTGATCTCGCTCGTTTACATTGGTAGCCAACGGATTCCCCTTCGTCATCTCGGAGCCTCGCCCTTATGTGCCCAGTTACTCGGCGCATCTTCAATCCGATACAGGCGTGGGTTCTGCGCGTATTCGATCAGATCTTGCCGGGTCCAGCCCTCGCGAATCGCCTGATCCCGCATGCGCCACCACTCATTATTGAACGTATGCCCGAGATGGTATCCGGGTTCGACCGGGTACTTGATTCCGCCAGCGCCCAGATAGTACTTGCCATCTGCCGATTTCGGCAGCCCGAGCACATCGGTGTCGTAGCTCTTACTCACCGGGATCAACACGCTGTCATCGGTCGCGCTGATGTAGTACTTGCCATCCCCCGTCTTCGCCGCTGCGGCCTCCACGTCGCGACGCACACCCACCCGGATATAGGGACGAGTGAGTAGGTCCATGCCCGCCTGGGTCACCAGCCCAGCGCCTTCGGCCGCGAATAGCGACGCCTGCGCGGATAACAGCGGCCCGAGCGTGCCAAGAGTGCGCGTCATGCTGGCGCTCGCAGCAACCGAGGGCATAGCGGACAGCTCAGCGGCGGCCCGAAACTCATTGATCAACGCCACGATTCGCGCGCCGGTCGCGGCAAGGCGTTCGGTGTCGATCATCTTCGACACGACTTCGCTGCCACCAACGGTGAGCGGAATCAGCACCGCCGCGACAGCCTCGGTAGCGGCGACGGTGCCCAGCAGGATCGCCATCTCCTTGCCGATGGCGTTGCGGACATCTTCGATCCGCTGCGCGAAGTCCGCGCAGCATTTCCCGGTCGCTGCCCAGTCGTCGACCAGGCTCTTGCACGCGTCGCGCGCCTCGGTCATCGCCGCGACGGCTTGCGGAATCTCAGGGGAGCGTTGGTGGCTCACCTCGATCACCGGACTGGTTCCGTTCGCCGGGTACTCCATGCGATTCAGGTCGTTGCGTAGACCCTGCTCGCTGGCGCCGTGGAACGCGGAGGAGAGCCGTCGCAGCTTCTCCACATCGCCGTTCGGCCACATGGCGCCCTGTAGGTAGTCCTTCATGGACTCCCACCAGCTCGGCGGGCCGGAACCGCCCAGCAGCGAGGGGACGCTCGGCGCCTGTTCGGTCACCTTGGATCCGGGCGCGAACGCCGGAATGGTGTTGCCGTTCACCGCCGAGGCGGTATCGGCGATCTGATGATTGACGGCAGTCGCATAGAGCAGGTCGGCCACCTGATAGCAGCCGTTCGCAGCGCCTATGCCGGTCTGAACCGCTGCCTTGGCGGCCGGGTCGAACTTCGCGCAGAAATCCTTGGCGGCGTTGTCTGTTCCCGCTGATCCGGCACATTCGGAGAGTGTCCCGGCGAGACCCTTGGCGCGGTGTGCCGCCCATTCGCCCAGCTGTTTGTACTGCTCCCCGGCGCGTTTGACGGCCTCGGGATCGAATTCCTGCGTCATGGCCACATCCGCCGGTTGTGCTCACCCACACCTTGGTAGTTGTGGTGCGCCTTGCGGGCTGCGTCCTCCAAGCCCTCCAGCGCTTTGCGCATCTGCGCGAGGCCTTCCATCCACTGCTGATGATTCACTGCCTGCGCGGCGGCGTCGGCACCCGACCACTCCTCGTGAAGGTCAGCGATGCGTCGATCCACCTCGGACGTACGGCGCTCGGCGGTGCGGTCGAATGCCGCGAGCTGGTCGGCGAACGTCTCCAGCGCCTCAAGGTCAACCCGGTAGGGGATCGCGTCGTCGGATTGCATCGCCGCTACCCCAGACTTGTCGAGATGTTCGACGCCGAGGATTGATCGGCTTGCGGGAACTCGTAGGCGTGCTGCGCCAGCAGAACCGAGGTTGAATCAAGTGCCGCGATGACCTTCTCGGCGCCCCCGCGCCATTGCTCCCATTCGGGCTGATATGCCCGCGACGCAATGCCGTCCCACGTTCCCGAAAGGTCTTCCCACCGGTGGGCGAGCTGTTCAAGCTGGCGTTGCATGTCGCGTGCCGCCTCGGCCGCGAGACCCGACGCTGCGTGAAGCTGCGCCGGATCGACATTCAGCGGTGCGGACATCGAGCCCCCTGACCCCGTAGTTAACAGCTACGGGGCACGATACCAAGGTGCGTGATTTTGGCCGGCCAACGGGCAAATCATTCTGTGCCCATCTGAGCGGGCAGCAGCTATGCGGCGCCGTCGTCAATCAACAACAGTGGCGGCATGGCCGGGCCACCGGTTGGCAGTCGTAGACGTTGGATGCCCTCGGCTCGCCGTTCGTTCTTCACTTCGGTGTAGATCTGGGTCGATTGCATGCTCGCGTGCCGCAGTAACTCCTGCGCGGTGCGCAGATCGACGCCTTCCTCGATCAACGCAGTGCCATACCAGTGCCGTAGCCGGTGACCAGCGCCCGCAACGCCAGCTCGGTCGAATACCTGGCCGATGGTGTGACTAACCGATTCCCGGCGCACGTGGCCCCCCTTGCGATTGGGGAACCAATAGCCCTTGCGCGGCATCTGGTAGGCGATCTCCACCACGTCAGGATGCAGCGGCATAACCTTCGTCACCCCGCCCTTGCCGGTCACCTCGACGGTTCGCGCGATCAAGTCGAAATGCTCGCCCTTGACCTTGGCAATCTCGTGCACTCGAAAACCCTGGAGCGTGGCCAGCATGACCATCGCGCGAGTTCGCTTCCACATTCGCACGCGCATGATGCGGGCAAGTTCCTCGTCGGTGACCGGCCGTGGCTCACTCCTAGGGCGTCGCGGTGAGGGAATGTTCACCATCGGGTTGTCGGCGCGATGGCCCTGCTTCTGCAGAAACAGGAACCAGGCGCGCAACGCGCCGTGATAGGTCCACCGCGTGCGCGCCGACCAGCCCTCGTCGCTGTCGGACCCCTCGGCGAGCCATCGCACGATGTGTTCCAGTGTGGCGAGCTCCGGGGCGACGCCGCACCACTGAGACATCCGCATCACGGTCCATGAGCGTTCGGTGACGGTTCGATGTGAAAGTGACTGTGCGTATTGCCATGTCTGCCATAGCGTTACGAGAGTCGAATGGTGCTGAGATACGTGCATGGCCCCCTGGCCTCCCTGTTTAATTGATGGGGCCGAAACTATGGACAGAGGGGCTCGATCACAAGCTTTTTCGATCACCTTTTGGGGCCCTTTCAGTAACTATTGGCACGGGCGTCTCACCGTCGTTTCGTGCGGCTACCAGGGGGTTTGGTTTGGCGTGCGGTTTTGTGACGCATGGCAATTAAGTGAGTTGACCGTTACCAGACTTAGCGGTCTGCGAGGAATGAGACCAATCTGTCGGCCTTCCCGATGCCACGGAAATGGCGAGGCTCACGCGTGAGTGATTGGCCCTCACCCCAGAGCATCACGCCGTTTGACGCGTAGACGACGTTCGCGTACGCCGGGGTGCCGGGTAGGCGATACGCGAATTCCCGATAGGGCCCGCCCTCGGTCGAAGCGCCACCGTTGGAGATCCAGCCGTGCACGCGGGCCGCGACATCCATCCGCTGTGCGTCGGTCACAGCGAGGCCTCAACTAGGTTCCGCACGTAGTCGCGCATCGGTCCGGTCGAAGGGCGCGGGGTGTTGTCGCGTGTGTCGGATGCGACGGATCCCCGAAAGCGGGCAGCGTCGATCTGCTCGGTGGTGCTCTCACGCGCCCAGTGTCGGCCACGGGTGCGGGCTAGGTGGGCCTCTTCGATGTACATCAGGGCCGCGTCATCTATTGCCGCCTCTACGTCGAGACCGGCGATGCGGATAGCGGTACGCGCGGCGAGCGCGATTTCCGCAGCCGCATCCTGCATTGCAGTCGTCGCCATCACGCGACCTTCCGCTCTGGCTCACGGGCTGGCGGCATGAATAGGGGGATGATTTCGGCCTCTTCGTCAGACCAGTAATGAATAGGTCGGGGGTTCGATTCCCCCGGGCAGCTCAAACAAGCAGGTCAAAGGCTTTCAATGCTTTGCTGGCTAACCGAAAACGCCCAAAGTGGTCACTAATTGGACACTAATTCGCGCGACGTGGCTTTTTCCGCGCAGCACTGCGCCCAGCAGCTGAACCGGACGTATAGTCCATTCCAGCTACCACCGAGGGGGTGTCGCCATGGATCCGTTGAGCATCGAGCCGGAACGCCTCCGGATGTCCGCTGACCGTATGGACATGCACCGTGCCGAGCATGTCGCGATCCGCTCGGCTACCAACGCAGCTATCGAGGCTGCTGGCGCCGGTTGGGTGGGAACGTCGGCGACTACTTTGCGGGCGAAGATGACGGACTGGGCGGCGCAGTCGCTACATATCGAGAACGAACTCACGCACTACCGGGATGCATTCGACCAGTGCGGGCACGCGTACACCACCACCGACGAACAGTCCAAGATCAACATCTTCCGAACCCGCCTGGGCGAAGGCGCCTAAATGTCGCTGACTCCCGCCGACCTCAAGAAGGTCGATGTTCAGATGATCCGCGATGTCGCGACCGCGCTGGAGAAGCAAGCAACCTCGCTCAAGGACATCAAGAACTCGTTTCCGAACCTGCCGCATGTCGGCAGCTGGACTGGTGTCGCGGCTGACGCGGCCAACGATGATCTCGGAGTGTTCGGCAAGCTGATAGGCCGCCACGCGGAAGGTCGGCAGGCCGCCGCCGCCAAGATGCGCGAGGCCGCTGACGAGTTTGAGGCAGCCAAGGCCAAGCTGAGCAAGATCGAGAATGAGGCACAAGGCAAGTTCTCGATCGACTACGCCACCGGTGCCGTAAAGCCGAAATCTGACAAGGCCGCTGACGCGAAACAAGCCGAGGAACTCACAGCGGCGATACGACGGGCTGTTGAGGACGGTGACGCCGCTGACATCACCCTCACACATGCGGTGAACCTCGCAGACGGCGACGAGAAACCTGCCGCGCCGCCGCTCGCACTGACCGGGATACTCGGGGTGCTCGACGCCAACAAGGATCGAGTGCTCTCACCCAAGGAAAACCAAGACCTGGCGTTCCGTGAGGTATTCGGTCATGCGCCAACGACCCCGGCCGACTGGCAGACAGCCGCCATGCTCGACCCGCACAACTATGACCCTAAATACAAGGGCGTCCTGTCCGAGGTCACAGCCGCGAAGATTGACCCCCAACCCGGCAAGGGGGTGGTTCAGGTCAATGCATTCATTCCAGGACAACGGGTTTGGAACTTCGGACACGACAGAGGCGATAGCCGCGGATTCAGCCCGAACGCCCTGCCTGAACAGGCTCGCGGAAACCTGCTCATCGATTACGAGAACGGGCTAGTTGTCGCCCGTGACAACCCTTCCGTATCAGTGGAATCCGGGAACGTCGCGGTGCATAAGCCCGACGTTTCGGTGGTGCAGGGGCCTGGCGGTGCCGTAAACATCAAATGGGACATGGCAGATGGCTTCGTGCCCGGAGGCGCCGACACGGGCAAGGTAACTATGCACAGCGTGGCGGGCGAAATGGTTGTAAAACCGATGGAAAACGGATACCAGATCGGCGGACACATGTCCGACTTCCCAGCGTACGAGGTGTACGGCAACGGCCGTGCCCTCTATCAGTACATGCCAACCATGGGGCACAACGAAGCTGGTCCGCTCGTACAGTTGATGGGTGACCATCAGTTCGGCGATCCCAGCCTCTTAGACCAGTTCCATGTCGATGGATTCAAGATCTTCCCACCGGACTTGACCAGTATCCGTGTTGACTCGGTGCAACTCGGACCAGTGGAAAATGTCCCTACCGCCCCGATGAGGTAACCGACTTGAACCCCGACAAGAAACTCAAGATCGCCGGATTCGTCGTCGGCCTGCTGTCGTTGGCGTCATATCCACTGCTGTTTGCGGTCACGCCGGTTGCGCCGATGCTGATTGCCGCTGTCACTGCGATCTCGCCAAAAACACGGCCGTTCGCCTATGGGGCGTTGATCGCGGCAGGGTTCGCCGTTGCCGCCCTAGTGGTGTTCCTGATCGTGCTATCGGTCATTCCACCGGGGACTGAGCAATACGGCCCCGGCTACGTGCAATAGCGCTGTACCGCTTCGGTATGTCGGCCGATCCGCGACCCAACTAGGCCTATCCGCTTCTGTCCCATGGACTTTGGTATGGGCGGGCGGCGGCGTGCGCGGCCAGTAGCGCGGCGGCGACAGTGGGGCCGTCGTCAACGGGCAGCCGTGCTGGGATGTCCACGATGTGCAGCCGGTCGTGCCGTTCGTCGATGCGGACCTCGCCGTACGCCCACGCTTGACCGGTGATCGGCAGTCGGACTGTCCGGCTACCGTATTCGTCCACCTCGACCGGTGGTAGCTCGACAACCAAGCATCCCTTGGCGCTGAGCTTGTTGATAAGTGTCGATGCGATGTGGCTGGCGATTTCTTCTTGCGTGTAGACCTGGGTTTCGGTCTCGCCGCCGGTACCGATCGTGACGTTGCGGGTCAGTTGGAAAAAGTTCGGCATCTCTTCGATGACTTCGCGAATGGCCCTGCTGGCGTCCATGGGCTAGTTGTACGCCGAGGGTCTGACAGTACCGTCGGACTTGGCGTCAGCTTGGGTTGACGGATTGGGGCAGAGGCGATCAGTGGACGGCTTCTAGGTAGTCGCCGGTGAAGGGTTCCAGTCGATTGGATACGGATCTGCGTCTTCGAAGAATCCTTCGTACATCTGCATTTCGCGGCAGATTTCCACCATCGGTATGGGTCGGCGGCTCACTTTGTTGATGTCGTGACCCTCGCGTGTCGTCGGTGGCGGTGAGAGTCCAATCCCGACATCGACAGGCAGGTTCTCTACGTCAGCTTGCCAGTTGGTCCAGCGCCAGTCCTGGTAGAAGCCGTTGACCTTGTCGGTGCATGTCAGCGCCCAGTGCAGGAAGTCGTAGTGTCCGAATCCGCAAGGCTCCCATTTAAGCGCATCGAATGGCCAGTAGTGGACTTCGCCGTTCGCTTCCTTGATGCCGCCCCAGTCTGCGGCGAATACTCCGCCGAGAATGTCTATGGCGCAGACCATTAGCCCGCTGCCTGTCATGTTATGCAGGCTGGGGAAACTGTCGGTGCCTCCACCAAAGATCTTGAGCCATCCGTGATCGGCAAGGATGCCGCCACAGTTGTAGGCGAGCGCGCCCGCCCCGGAGCGCACTGTCACCTGCAACAGTTCAAGCTCAGCCCTTGCCCGCTCGCTCGATATTGGCAGAACCCGGTGTGCGCCGCTGCTGGCCCATTTCTGGATTTCAGGCCAGGCAGGCTCATCGACGTCAGTCAGCTCGTCAACCGTCCGCAACCGCCTACTCCCGTCAATCGTTACTAGTGCCGGCCAGTGCGGCTGCGTTTGGCGCGGTTGCCCTTGCCGTTGCCCTTGTTGTTCTTCTTGCTGCCGCTGCTCTTGGAATGCGAGCCGCTGTCGTGCGAGCTGCCGTTTCCATTATGGGTGCTGGCGGTGTTCTGGGTATTGGGACGGGCGCCCTCCCGTGCGTGGTCACGGGTCTGGTTAGTGGTTGACGTATTACGCACGGCTTGGTTGTCGCGCTGCTGGGCCTGCGATTCGGGCCGAGCGTGCACGGCCTGGGGCTCGGTGTTGTGCTGGGACTGTTGCTGGCTCACGCTGTTGACCATTCGGGCACCCTGCAAGGCTTTGGAGCGCTGTGCCTGGGATGCCTGCTCGGCACGGGCCTGCTGCACCTGACGCTGTTCGGCCGGGGAAGACGGTCGATCGGGCAACTTTGATGGGGACTGCGGTGAGGGCTGTGCCGCTACCTGCCTGTCGATGGCGCGTTGATCGATCGCGCACGTGGCGCATCGAACCTTGCCGTCATCACCCCGAAATGCAAGGTCAAAACGGTCGCCTTCTCCGACTTGGTTCTTCTTGTAAAAGCCGCCGATTAGCGGGCCTTCCCGGTTACTTTCGTCCCGCGGAACATACCGGACAGAGGAGCCTTCGCCGCCTTCGGCGGTGGACGCAAACGGATACTCATCACGGGCCTTGCCGGTCTGAGTCGGTATGCCGCCCAAAGCGTCTCGACGCCGACCGGATGTATCCGTGGGGTTACCCCGTGTCAGAGTGCTGGGCTGACCTTTCTCGATAGCATCAAGCTTGTGGTCAAAATGCTCAGGCAGCGTGCTCGCGTTGTAAACCAGAGAAGGGTTTTCATTGACGTGCCCGCAATCCAAATGTGAGCAGGCCGGTAACGAAGTTGACGGTGGCGCGTTGGGGGCTTTGGGAACCTCGGGCACCTTGGCTGCGGCGGCGACTTCTTGGGAGAGTTTGGTTGCGTCGGTGGCGGTTTCGGGGGTGACGCGGGTGAGGGTGGCCGCTTCGGAGGCAATGTCGTCGGCGTTCTTTTTGAGGCCTTGCTCGATGGCGTTCTCGGCGACGTTTGTGACGGTCTTTTTGGCCAGGCCCTGTGGGGTGAGGGCGGCTACAACCTGCATCCCGGCGGAGAAGTTTTGCAGGCCCTTGTTGGTGGGGTCTGTGGCGGCGACGGCTTCGGTGCCGACTGCGACCGTGTTCACGGTGAGCGCGACCCGGGCCAGGATGCCTGCGCCAGCGGCCGAGCCGACGCCGGTGGCCATCATGGCGGTGCTGCCGACCAGCATCGCGGACTCCAGCGGGTGCTGACGGATCTGTGCCCCGACTGCTTCGGCTTGCATGTGCTGGCCGTCGGCCAGGGGCTCGAATGCCTTGCCGATGGCCTCTCCGGCTTTCATGAAGCCGTGGCCGATCGCATCCAGGGTGTGGTCGACATCGTCCCAGCCGACTTGGGAGTAGTCGCCGCCCACGGCTAGTGGCGGGTCGACGTAGACGGGCCAGGTGGTGGAGTCGGTGGGTGAGATGACTTCGGAGACTTGATACAGCTGGGGGGGGCAACCTGTTTGGCGACGTACGCCGAGTACACGATGCGGCCTGTGGCGTCGCGGGCTTCGGCGGGGGACATCACGCCGAGGGTTTCTGCTTGCGGGGTTGCCTTGTTGAGGGTGAGGTGGCCGCTGGAGTGCATGAGCATCACCGTGTCGGCGGGTGTGCTCACGAGCGTGGTGACCGATCGGGCGCCGGAGGGTTCGTTGATGCGGGCCACGGTGCGGTAGCCGTTGCGGGTGTTTTCGGCCAGTAGGTCGAACCCGGCCCCGGCATCGGGGTACACCATCTGTCCGGCCGAGGTGAGCTGGCCGCCGCCGAGGTTTGCGGGCAGCACCATTTCGATGGCACCGGCCGGGCTCGGGGACACCAGACCGGCAGCGGGGTTGACCGGCAGGCCTGCGGAGCGTTGCTCACTGGTCAGGGAGGTGTCTAGGCCTGCTGCCGAATCGGCGAAGGCTGCGGTGGCGCCCTGCCCGAACTGTTCGGCGGCCGAGGCCACCGGCTCCATGACCGTGGCGGGCTGCACGCCGGTGAGCGGGATCGCGATCGCCGCCAGGACGGCCAGCGCCTTCACTACCGAGGGCAACTTCTTGGGGCGGGTCTCCAGGAAACCTTGGTCGAGGGTGTTGCGTCGGCGTGTGGGCCAAATCCGATGGCATTCCCGCACGGAAATAAGCTTGCCCTTACCGGTGCGGGAAGTCTTGTTCTCGGACATAGCAAATGAATGTACACGCTGTCTAGGACATGCAAAAGGCGAAGTAAAGCGCGCTTACTGGGGATCTTGATGTGGACATGTAGGAAATTGCGATCGCTGTGGCAGCGAGCTGCGGAAACTTCGCTCTAGTGATGTCCATCGCAGAGCGCTGCATGGGTGATCGTTCATCGCCAGGGAACTTCACGGTTACTCAGTCGCAAACACCCGGCCGTAGCGCGCGGTGCGCCGGTCCGGCGCCGAGATGCTGCAAGGGCCACGAAAGGACGAAGGTGCCCCCGCGCTCGAACCATCGGGGGGTGAGGTGAACGCGGGGGCGATCGGAACTGTAGCAGTGGATCGGCGATTAGTTCGCTATAGCCGTCCTTCGAGTTGTTCGGGCAGTGGCGGCATGTCGCCGTTGCGGCCGCGGGTGATCCATGTGCGTAGTTCGCGCAGGTGTGCCAGGGCGATGCTGAGCAGTTTGGTTTCGGTGTCGAGCTGCGTGCGGACTTCGCCGACTTCGGCGACCAGGGCGGTGACTCGGCCGTCGACTAGGCCGATGGCGGCGTTGTGGGCTTCGCGCTGCTCGGCCATCGCGGCTTTGAACGTCTCGCGCTGCTCGGTGGCGAATGCTTTCCAGTCGGCGGCACCGTTGGCTTCCTTGCCGTTTCGGCGGTCAACCCACGATTTGATGAAGGTGCCGATGACGCCGCCAGCCAGTAGCCCAACAGCAAGGTCGAGCCACTGATCGACGGTCACTGCTCGGGCTCGCTCGGGCCAGATCCGCGGCGGTCCTGGTTGAGCTTGAGTCCGGCCAGGCCGCTGCCAAGTAGGCCGACCACGATGGTGACCCATTGCAGGGTGTCACGGATCTCGACGTTGCCGACTAGCTTGAGCAGCACAGCGGAGATGACGATGGTCAAGAAGCACACCGCATACACGATCAGACGTGTGGTGTCGTTTTTTGGCATGTCATGCCGCCTTTCTCAGTAGTTCGGCGATGGCGTCGACCTTGGCCTCAATGTCTTCGAGCAGCTTGCGATCGGTGCGAGCGACCACGGGCGGCTCGACAACAGGCGGCGGCGGTGGCGGCTTCGGGTCAAACTCGCCCCGAATATCCTTGTCGACTTCGCCCCGGAACCAGTCCATATTGATGTTGCCGGGATCCCATTTGCCTTGTGCGGCACCGGCGTATTCCTTGTGTCCGATGTTGTGGCTGACATCGACCCCGAGCTTGACGGTGAGTGCGGCGGCCACGTCGCGCATGGCGATGATCTGTGCGTCGGGCCAGCGCTGGGCCGGGTCGTAGGACCCGTCAGGTGCGATGTCGGGCCAGGCGCATTCGATGCCGATCATGTGCCAGTTGGCGTTGTTGGTCGGCAGCCACGGGTATGACCCTTGGCCCGCGTGCCAGCACACGCCGACCGCAACGATGGTGACCGTGCCGTCCGGTGCGATGTGGATGTTGGACAGCGGGCCGTCGAGGTCGGGGCGACCATTGCGGATCGATTGGGCCGTCTCGCGCGAGTTTCCGGTGTGATGCCACATGATGCCGCGAATGTCTTTGAAGTCACCGTGTCCGGCGTTCTGCCATCCGGGCAGTGTCTTGAGCCGGTCGCCGAGCGCCGGGCGTAGTACGTCTTCGAGCCAGACGGGGTCGCCTGTCCATGCCATGGTGTTGCCTCCGGATGGTGTTGGTTCGTCATCGGATAGGGCGCGGCGCAGCACTTCCCACGCTTCGTCCCACTTCTCGACGTATCGGTCAGGGAATGAGCTGCGCTGGACTTGCTGTGCGATTTGGCCGGCGCGCTGCAGTCGCGCGGGTTCCAGATGGGTGACCCACCGGCGGGGGTCTCCGCGTACTGGATCGGGTGGCGCAACGGCGGCCCGGGCGGCGGCCACACCGCGGGCACTATCGTCGACCCGCTCGGCGGCAACGTCAACGTCGAGATGGGCGGCAAGGCGGGTAACGGTCAGTTCGGCGGCGGGGCGGCCGGTGCTTCCGACTTCCCCAGTCGCGCATGGATCGCCTTGTCTGCCGGAGACAACCCGGCCAACAACAGCTTTGGCGGCGGTTCCCGCGCCGCGACATCGCAAGAGCTGTCCGCGGCATCGGGCCGTACGAGCAGTGCGACCACCGCCAAGCGCAACGCCGATCAGGGCGTCGACGACGCCACTTATCGCCGCGACAAGGCGCAGAAGCGGCTAGACGAGGCCACGGCTGCCGGTAAGGACACTACCGACGCACAGCACAGCCTGGACGTGGCCAACCGCGAGCTCGGCGACGCCAAGGAACGCCAGACGAAGGCGAGCGACAAGCTGACTAAGGCTCAGCAGGACGAGACCGACCTCAAAACCAACGGCAAGAAGCTCAAAGGCGGCGCGGGCAAGTCGGGTGGCGGCGGTAGCGATGACGGCCCGCAGATTGGCCAGGGCATCATGTCGGGTCTTCTGCAGTCCATCGGCCTCGACGGGTCGGTGTTCTCGAATCCGTTGGAATGGCCGAACGTCAAATCGCTGATGGCCGGCAAAATCTCACACCGACTGAGCGCGCGTGGCTCGCCGACCGAGTCGAAGACCCGGAATGCCCATGAACATCACGGAAGCCCTTGAGCTAGAACGTGTGTGGTGGCGGCTGCCCGGCGCCAAGGAAGAGGCGATACGTGAGCGTTTTGGGGTATCGCCGGTCCGCTACTACCAGCAGTTGAACACCATTATCGAAACGCCCGAGGCGCTCGCGTTTGACGCGCAGACTGTCAACAGGTTGCGACGAATAAGGGGACAGGCATGGAGCTAG